AGGATCGACCACCACCAGCACGGGCGGCGAGAATGGTCTGCGCGGTTTGAATATGTACGTCAGTGGCGCGGCCAGTGCTTACGGCACATCGGGCGTGAACATGACGAACGGAATCCACACTGTTGCCACCGTGTCGCTGGGCGGCGTTGCGGTCACTTACAACAAGGTTGTGGACATGGTTAACGCCTTGCCAGCGCAGTATTGGGCACTTCCTGGCACTGCGTGGCACATGACCCCGACAATGATCCAGACTTTGCGTCAGCTTAAAGACCTGCAAGGCTTGCCGCTGTTCCTTGAGATTGGCGACAAAGACGGTTCTGCTGTTGGCAATGTGTTTGGATTCCCGGTCATTGCCAATCCGTACCTGACCAGCGCATTCCCGATCTATCTGGGCAATTGGCCCAGGTTCTTGACGATTGGCGACACCGAGCAGATGACCATTAAATCCTTTGAACAAACGCAGCCTGGATTTATCACCATGTTTGCGGAAAAGCGGGTTGTTTCCTCGGTGCGCGATCCGTTTGCCGGTGTTCGTATGAGCGCAGCCTAATAGGGGCAAAGCATGACCATTGAACAGGTCGGTTATCTCAATTACGGAGCGCCGACACGCAATCCGTTTAATTATGAGAAGGTCGAGCAGATCAGTCGGGACATTTTCACCCAATGGCTCGACACTGAAAGCATTGCTCAACAGCTTAACCTGTTTGAAGATCAATCCCAAGATGGTTATCTTGAGTCGCTGGAATTGGCGGTAAGACAAGCCATCGAGGATTTCGTCGGCTTGTCGATTTTCCCGGTCAAATATCGGGTTTGGTATAACGCATCGTCGCTAAACGGCACACCGTTGACGCTTGATCTGCCCGAGGTAAGCCAAAATCAAAACCCAGGACAGCCAGGGGTGGTGATTAATGCGGTTAAATATTGGACGCAGGACACCCCACCGGCTTTGGTGACGGTTAGCCCTGCCACCTATTATTATGACCCCAGTGGCAACAAGATTGTTTTGCAAAGTTTGCCAAGCAATCTAAACACCGCCATGACAAGCCCCGTCTATTGCGAATACACCACAGCAGCAAACCCACTGGCGCAATATCCGGTAATCAAACAAGCTGGCCTGTTGTTGTTTGTGCATTTGTACAACAATCGCAGCAACACCACAGAAATTGCAATGAAAGAAATTCCGTTTGGTGTTTCAACTTTACTGCGCCCCTATAAACCGCTGGTGATGTAATGTCGATTCGTCGATATGAAAACATTTCGATCAATAACTTGACTTTTTCGCAGTCAAGTTTTGGTCAACAAACCACAGCCCAAACTTTGTGGTTTAACACGCGGGCCGAAGTTTCTGAAGTCGCAAACAGTCTAAAGATCAGCGAAAAATACAGGGTGTATCAAGATTTGGTAAATCTCACCATTAGATACACCCCAAACGCGAAAGAAATCGTCGATAACCAAAACCTTTATTCGGTTACATGGCGCGGCCATATTTGGCGCGTCACGGATGCTCGGGAATCGAATGATCGAATGAGTGTTAAATTGCTTTGCTACAGAACAGACCCTGTGACGGCGGTATAAATGGCTCAAACAAACCCGTTCGCGCTAGGACAAGCGATCCAGTATCAACTGGCATCCATTGCCGCGCCTGTGCCGGTTTACGCAGCCTTCAACCGCAATTTTGCTACGCAGCCCCAGTTCATTGTTTGGATGTTGCGTAACGTGCATCAGCCGGTCTATACGGGTCAACTGCAAAGCAATAAGGGAATCGACACGCCCATTTTTCAAATTTCTGTCTACACGCAGAACATTGAGAATGGGTTTACGATTTCAAATCAGATTTTGCAAGCCTTGCATGGCTACAGCGGCATGTTTGGCAATCCATCAACAAATGGGTTTTTCTTGGCAAAAGCTGATGTGACATGGCTTTACAACACATACGACAATGACGAAAATCTAGCCCAGGTGGTAATGGATTGCACACTGTACATTCCAAACTGACAAGATACTAATATCTTCAACCCTGTTTAAAGGAAAGCAAAATGGCTCTGATTAACAAAGTAATGCCCGGTTATGTGGCAACCCTGTGGATGCAAGACGAGGTGTCGCCTGTTCCTCTTACAGATGCACAACTGTCTACTTGGACGGCTCAAGTTGCCAACCTGATTGGCGCATCTGCTGGCGGTACTGGCACAAGCACAACCTGTTTGTTGATTCCCGTCGAGAACATTCCCCCGTTCGGCGCTGATGACGCGGTGGCTGCTTACGCGGTTGCTGGGGCGCGTACAGGTGCGAAGATCACGACACAGAATCAGGTCACAAGCATGACCATTACCGCAGCCTGGAACAGCGCAGACCCTGCCCTGTTGCTGATTCGCGGTGACGGTTACAGCGGTTCGATTATCCGCACTTATGTGGTTGCTGTGTATGACGGCACAAACACCGTGGCCTATGCCTTCAACGCTCGGGTTGGCGGCATGACCTGGGATTTGAACACCGCAGCGGAAAGCAAGTTTAATTTCACGCTGCACCCTGTTGGCGGCAACAGCTACGGCTGGTCAACCAACAGCTAATGAAGGTATGCCCTGCCCTACGGGGCGGGGCATTACAAGACATGATGCAACACGATATTAAAACCAGCGATGACCTGCTGGCTTTCCTGGCTGCTCAGGCCGAGAAAGACGGCAAGCAATGGTTTGGTTATTTGCAGCAGCGAATGACCGGCGTAAGCCTTTGCCATCAAATTGCGGCGCGTCATGCCGACACAATGACCCCTGCCGAAGTTGTCACTTACGTTAAAGAGTTGAACAACGAAATTTTCCACCGAATCATCAAGCCGGGGGCTTAAATGGGCGGCGTTGTCATCAAGCTGGAAGGCATTGGCGATGTTGACAAAGCATTAAAAAGCCTTGAGGCAGATTTCGGGCAAAAGGAAAGCGCAAAGCGGGTGCTTGTGCCAGCGGTGCGCGAGGCGTTAAAGCCCGTGCTATCGGCGGCAATACAAAATGCGCCCAGGGACACAATGGGTCTTGCGTTGTCATTGCAAATTGAAGCAAGAAGGCCAACGGCTCGGGATCGGCGCAGCAAATACATTACCCAAACCGATACGGTTATCGGAGCCGTAACTACAGCGTCAGGCAAAAAACTGGCGCGGATGAGCGAAGGCAAAGGTTTGGTCGCAGCCCGTAAACGATTAAAGAAAATGGGATTTGATAATGCAGAATCTTTTGCAGGAATCGAATCCGATGCGCGGGCCATTGCTCAAGAATTTGGCACTGCAAGACACGGCGCACAACCTTATTTAAGACCAGCATTGGAGGCAAACGCACAAAGCACAGTTACACGATTAGCAGACATTTTAAAGCGGCGCATTGCCGAATTTCGAGCGAAACAATTAGGATAAGACATGACAAAACTTTCAAATCTTCTTGGTGAAAAATACCAAGCTAAACGCGCAAATATTTTTATCCGTTCCTTTGAATTGGGCGGGCACACATTCAAAGTTCGCATTCCGTTTGTTGCGGAATCGGACGCGATCTATAAAAAGATCAGCGATCCCGACGAACAACACATCGAGCGTATTTACAAACAATTGAGCGAACCATTGTTGGCGCTAAAAGATCAAGCGACAGAAGATTCAGAAATCGAATTTAAAGACAACGACATTTTGGTCAAAGGCCGATCCATGAGGGAAACGGCAAAAAATAAAGCAATGACCGAAAATCGAGTGGTTGAATACATCAAACTTTTGGTTCCCGAGCAGCCAGACATGACGTTGGATGATTTGACATACGAAGAAGTTGAGGCCGAATTTCCTTGGACAGTTCAGGTGTCTTTAATTGAAAAGATTGCCGAAGCCATTAGCCCCAATTACAAGGAAACGCGGGGAAACTGATTGGCTCATTGAGGACGCAAGTCGAATGCGCCATGATCTTCAATGGGCACACGCATGACAGTTTGGCGCTAATAGATCAAGAAACCATGATTCGCATACAGACGATGTATGCAGACGGAGTGCTTGGAAATCAGGGTGTGCTGACGTTGTTGGGCCAATTGACGGCTGGCGTGTTTAATTACATGCGAGCCGCCAATACACAGCCATATAAGCTAGCCAAGATTTTAGGGTCGGCTTATGATTACATTGTGCCGCCTTTGACTGAGGAACAGCAAAAGGAAGCAACAGACAACGCGCTGAAAACTTACATGATGGCTGCGCCAGGGTTTAAGCAAGACAGGTTTAAAACATGACAAATTTTGTTGGTCGCCTTGGGGTCACGCTGGGTCTTGACAGCGCGGAATTCTCACGCGGAATTGAAGGCGCTAAAAGATCATTGCAATCTGTCGGCGCTTTTGCCCAGCAATATGGCGCTGTTGCAGCTACTGCATTTGCGGCGGCAACAGTGGCGGCGGCTCGGTATGCTGATGAACTGGTGGACGTTGCTCGGGCCAATGATGTGGCGATTTCGTCCATTATTCAATTGCGCGATGCTTTGGCAAAAAGCGGCGGCGAAGCTGGCAACGCTTCCAAGTTTCTTTCAAGTTTTACTCAATACATTGACAAAGCAGCTGAAGGATCGTTTGAGGCTCAAAAGACTTTGAAGGATTTGGGCATTTCCTTGCAGGATTTGCAAAACTTAGACGTTGAGTCGCTGTTTAAAAAAGCCGCTGCTGGTCTTGCGGCAATGGAAGATTCGTTAAAACGCAGTGCCAAAGGCATGGACGTTTTTGGAAAATCTTTTAAAGGTGTAGATGCGCGGGATTTCAATGAATCATTGAAAACTGGCACAAAATTGACCAAGGAACACGAAGAAGGAATTAAAGCCGCAGCCGAGGCTTACGACAATCTTGGGGAAATGTCGCGTCGAGCAATGGAAAAAATGGCTTCCATTGTTGGCCCGACAATGAAATTTATTACGGGCGAATTAAACAAATTATTTTTAGAAAGCAAGAAATTTGAGGATTCCGATTTGTGGAAAATGTTATTTCCGCAAATTCGCACAGGCGCAGGCAAACGAGAAAAACCACCAGAATTAAGCAATCAACCAACAGCAGAAGATATTGCTGCAATGTCCAATGCTGGTGCGCCAGTTCCACCGCCAGCAAGACGCATCGTTAAACCTGGGGTAGATAAAGACGCAGAAGCCGCTGAGAAAAAACGTCTTGAAGCAATTTTGAAACGCTTCAAAGCGGAGGAAGAAGCGCGGGCGCAGATGGCCCAAAGTCAGGCCGAGATGGATGCGTACAACACGCAGCAAGGCGAAAAACAAATTCAAGAACAAGAAGATTTGTTTCGCAGGCGCGTGAAAGCGATGTTTGAGGAACAGGCGCAATATGAACAAAATCAACGTGAGTTAGACGATTACAACCGGCAGCAAGCGGAAAAACAAATTGCTGAACAAGATGCTTTGTTTGCATTGCGTGTGCGGGCAATGCTGGAAGAACAAGCTCAAAAAGAACAAATTCAGCGCGAACAAGATGAATATAACGATAGGCAGCAACAAAAAGAATTGGACGATTTAAAGCGGCGGCAAGAAATGAGAGCCGATGCGCTAAGACGGGAAGCCGAAGAAATCGCAGAGGGCAATAGATTATTGGCCGAGCAGCAGGGTCAATATGCCAAAGCTAATGCAGCATTGTTTGAGCGACAGCAATTAGAAAGCGAAACAATTCGTCGGCAAAAGGTCATGCTGGAATTGGCAGATCAAAACCGATATGTGCAAGC